AAACTTTTTGATTTTTCTGTTTTTGTATATACTGGAAGTTTTCTACTAACATCATACAATTCGTTATAAGCTTTACCACGGATTGGATATCCGTAAACAGTATTATTTTTTATAACTTTTTTCTTTTCTGGTTTGCCAAAAGAAATATTATATCTTTTTGAAAGAACTTTAATTGAAGGAAATGGTTCGCGTTTGTCATCGTGAACATAAACATACTTTCCATCATCGGTAGCCTGTATCGTGGCAATTTTATTACCATGATCTTCTACTACCCAGAATTTATTTTTTACTATTGGCTTGGCAACTAGATCACTCATGTGTCTTAGATAATGTATAATGTGTTATAATTTTGCCTAGTTCTTGTCCTAGATCTTGATGGTCACCAATTACATATAAATCATCCTTATCACCAACACCAACACCACCTGCTACTTTGATAACATAACCACCATATGCAGTATGTACATCAAATGATATTTTCTTATTAGGTAGTTTTTTATTATCTAACGCATAACCTCCAAGATCAATTTGTGATATCTGACCTATAGATATAGGACTTATTCCAGAGGCAGATGATCCTGTCATTGTATATGTACTCATAATTTTATTTGCTCCAACATGATTGCTTGTGCTACCTGTTTAGCGAAATCCTCGTCTTCGTGAATCATGTATAATGTGCCGTCATGACGATCTGTCTTGGCATTATATACTCTACATTCAAGAACATGGCCGCCTACAGCTTTGTATAAACTGAAATTCAATCCCTCTTGTCTAGGAGTGTCTCTTGATGCCGCCACTACTGTTTCTCGTAGCTGTATAGGTTCTTCTTGTTGCAACCAATTTCTTAATGCTCGCCGTAACCAATTCATTGTTGTTTCTCCTCTTCTTGACATAACACTTTCATTATTTCATATTTGTCGTGCAAATCTTTTAAACCAGGATGCCGAGACATTAACGATTGTAATCGTTCTTCTTCTTGCATTTTCTTTACTGCCCAATCTAATGCCTGCTGTGCATAATCGCTTAAAGTAATGTTTGCTGTAGTATCAACGGAAAACCACGCTATGCCATTGTATACTTCGATGGTATTTGAACTGGTATTCCAGCGTAACATGCCCGCACTTTGAGCGCCTGGACTTATTGGCGGAACATTCCCGTAACCTGGATTAATTTGAATATGATTGCTACTACTGTAAATATTTTTTATCATATATATTCAATCATTAAGACGCTGATTATAAACCCTATACTAAGATAAGTCAAAGCGTGTAACAGCTGATCTACTCCGATCCAAAACCAAAATGCATCAGTGTTAGTGGATAGCTTTACAGTGACTCTACGATGTGCCAGGTCCACTGAGTAGTGAATTACCGCATCTATTACAGCTAACATTACACTGGCTTGCAGGGTTAAAAAATGCATTAGTATCACATAAGTTAATGCACCGTGTAATCCGGCATGTTGCAAACCACCCAGTCTACCAAAGTGCCCTTTATCTTTAAGCATACGATCGCTTTGCCAGCAAAAGTCTGCTAAAAAGTGTTTAACAAATAATAAGGCTAAGATTAGCCAAGTTGTCATTTACTTAATTCTTCCCATACAAGTTCTTTGTCATAAACATGACTGCGGAGACTAATATAATTTCTTGCCAGGGCTTGGTGTATAACTAAGGCATGATCCTTTGGACATTCGGGATGAATAATCAGTGCTGCACGAGCAGCCATTTTTAAATTATCATGAACAAAAAAATCAGGATCGCCTTGATTGATTTCGCGAATGGTCATAAGGTGCCTTCTTCGACTACTGTATTAGTCCAATTCCTGCCACGAATATACCGTTGTGCTTGTTCTAAGGTATCAAACATTTTGAAGGCAGAACAGGCACCGTCTGGACTGTAGGATTTGAGTGTGCGCCAATACTTAAATCCAAAAAGCCATCGTACTTCGATTTGTATAGTGTAAAAAGTTACAGCATTGCCGTCTTCGAATTTTACAATTCTATATCTATCAGTCACGCCGGATACTCCGCACTCAAGAATTCCGAAAAACTCTGACTTTGCTCACTCAATCTATTCAATTCATACTTGCCACAAAACTTCAAGAACTGTGCTCCTACCATAGGTCGACTTTTCTTAACAGCATTAGTAGTTATTGTTTCCGCAATCTTGGCCTTGATCTCCGCTGGTTGTGCAGTGAGATCCACTAGCACTCGATTGCGTTCATAATCATCTAACACTCGATGCTCCACACCATTATGGTCTGTCCATCGCTGGAGCATGAGATTGTTCCAAGCGAATCCTTTTTTATGTTGGTCAGCAAAAGCTTCAGTGAGACCAATTTTGTTCTTGGAACCCTTGGTCCTAACACCCGGGTAGGCGGAAAAGATATTATCTGTCGGATCTCCACGCATGCACTTTTCAAACAGAATCCATTGCGGATCAGGTATGACTTTGGGTGCCTTGGTCTTTTTATCAATTACCAGTTTACCTTTTTTATCAAGGATACCCTCTAGCGTGTGGAGTTCGTCGGCAACACCGTTATATTGCTGTACATTCGGCGCAAGTAACTGGTAGAAGTCGGTATCGGAGGAAATGATAACATGATTGTCATTGGGGTGTTGGTGTATGAATCCTGCAATAAGATCATCTGCTTCAAGTTCTGGATGTTGAAGAACTGTGCAATTAGTCTTTTCTGACAGGAACGTTTTAAGGTTATCAAACGCTTCCCAAAATAGCCGGTCCTCTTCCTGTTCGGATTCAGTGAGGGCCGCACGAGCCACAGCACGATTCTTTTTGTACGGCTCGTAATAATCTTTTCGCCATGACCGTCCTTCCAAACAGAATACCACATGATCGGCTTTCTGATCCCGCCAAGCCTTATTAACCGAACCGAGGGTAACATGGATAGCAAATCCTAGTCTATCCCAAGTGTCCGATTGACGGTGGGCCGAATGCCGAGCACGGAAGAATGTGTTTGCGGTGTCTACAATTAGATATCTCATGAAGTAATAATAGCATATTATAGTAACCTAGTCAAGTGCGGCAAAAGAAATTCTGCCCATTTTTCGTGAGCATCTATACCAAAATGATATGATTGTGAGTTAACAGTTTGGCATCCGCGATCTTTTAGCCAATTATAATAAGTAAATGCTTCAGAATAAGGATCCAAATAGTTTGGCCCCCAATCGTATTGTTGTAAATTGTTTAATCGAACATGAGCAAATGTATTGTATGTGTTAAAAAAGAAATGAGGAATGCATTTTTCTTCCAGTTCTAAATGAAAATTCCAAATTATTTCATGTTGCCTTATTTCGTTTAGAGCATATTGATTCGTGATTCTAATTACCCAATCTTTATATAATTTTTTTAAATCGTCCGGAACTATATCGGTGCCGCCGGCTGTAACTTGATAATAAATGCCGTTATGATTCCATTCCTCTCTTTCCCAAGTTGCCCAACCAATTACAATAATATCTGGAGTTGTATATTTTAGAAAATCCCGGGTGGTTCTAATAATTCTAGCATTACTACTAGATGATTCGGCGTCACAAATTAGTTTTGCATTTAATTTTTTTGCTAAGATAGATCCGTAACTTACTAATAAATTATCAGGATGTGCTTTGCGTCCTAAGTGTCGGTATTTAAAATCGTCATTAGCAAAACAATAAGTGTTAGCAGCTTCTGCGCCTGCACTATGACTGTCTCCGTTTATGTACAAAAACATTAACTTATTTCTGACCGTCCATTACCTAAGTCTTTTCTTTGAACCATTCGAGATTCACTAACCTGATTAGCTTCCCATTGTTCATAATTTTCCATAATTACATTTCTGCAAATATCTTGAAACCATTGATCAACCATTTGTGCATCATCACGTCCTTTATATCCGGCTTTAGCTAAACGTGCAATGAAGATTTCGTTCCAATCTAATTCAAAAGCCCCATTACCTACATTGTCCGGGTCTAGCTCTACACTTACCACACTTACATATGGTTCGCCTCGTTTAGTCGCCGCTGCTTTTGCACTTGCACCGACTTTTAGTTTTGGTTCAGGTTTTTTTGCTGTAGTTTTTTTTGCTGTAGTTTTTTTAGCAACCATATTTTATGTTCCCCATTCGTTCTTGAACAACGGTACTTGTAATCGATCTGAATATCTCAATCCATTATGCATTGCTAGTTCAGCTACTCTACGATTGTTCATTGTGTAAATATTTTCTACACCGCCCACTGGCATCAAATATACTGGACCTTCAAATCCTGCATCTCTATACTCCTCGACTGCTTTTAATGCATCGTTGACATCTTCTCCATTTGCAACTACAAACTTGAGATATGTGTAACCGTATTCGGCATATTCATTTACTATTTCTGGTTGTATTGCATCTTCCCACCGCTCTCCCGAGCAAGGAAGTTTGGCACTGACACTGAATGTGACTGTGTTAAATCCTTTGTAGTGATGCCAATTGCGATGTATCCAAGTTTTGAATTCATCTGTTAGTTTTTGTGTACCATTTGTTTCAAATGTAATTTCTTTTAGTGAACGCATGCTGGAATGTTCGAGCAAGTCAATGTATGCTCGTTGCCAACCTAGCAATGGTTCGCCGCCAGTGATAACCAAATGCTCATCACGCCATTCCTTGTGCGGAAGTATCTCCATTATGCGATTGACGATAGCATCGCTTTCTAGCATGGGACTGAGATCTTTAAATCTTGGATCCCAACTGGCATAACTGTCACAGCCGGTGCTAACCAGTGGTAGTTCTTGGTACTTGTTAAAGTAATGCACTCTAGCAGCAATGTCTTCAACTTCTCGAGACAGTTTACCTCGAGGCATGCCGAATCCAGCACATTTAAAGTTGCACCCAAAAGTGCGAAGGAACACACTAGGAACACCCATGTATCTACCTTCGCCTTGTATTGAATAAAATAGTTCTGCTACTTTAATTTTGCTCATAATTTACTTTTCATCTTTTTGTTTTACTTTAACACATATTAAGTTTTTATCACATCGTTCCATTGTTCCATTTTGTGTATTCATACGAACAATAGTTTCGCCGTCGTAGATAAGTTGATACTTACCATTGTTTATTTGAGGCATGGTCACCTGGTACACCATCACACCTATCATTATAGTTTCAAGTACCATTAGGCAAACAAGTCCTCATTCCATTCTCTATGACCTTCTCTAAAAGCCATATTGCTTTGTGTTTCTCTAACTTCTACTCTGTAACACCAAAGTCTTTCTGATTCACTTGGTCCCCACATGTCTGGAATGTATACACCATTCACATACTTGTACAACATGTCTGCTAATCCTTCGCAGCCTAGTCTTGGTAATATCGTAAGTTTAGCAAGTTTTCGTTCTTGTAGCAACTTGAATGTCGCCAATTCAGGATCATCCTGTGCTACAAGTAATGTATGGTCAAATTGATCTTCTAAAATACCTTTTAGTTCTTTGAGGCCGCCGTAGTCAGCAGCCCAATTGCGTACATCTAAATGGTCAGTGCCAAAGTAGAATTTCATACTAAAACTGTAACCGTGTATTAGATTGCAATGACTGTCTGCTCTCCATTGACGATATGCACATGGAAAACTGTCGTGATACTCTTTGGTGCTTACATATTTGTAAGTTCTTGGGTGATACGCTTCTTTTAAAAACATTGAATTCTCCTATAAGTTAATATAGGCCTGCAGAATTTGTAAAGCGGGATGAAGAGCCAGGAAGGCCGCTGTGTAGATTTGTATTTATACAGTTTATAGTGCTACTCATCTTATCAACGGTAATGTCTCCTAATTGTTTATATACAAATTGTTTTTTCTTTACTAAATTATCAGATGAAATATTGTGCCAATCAATATCTAAATAATTTCCATTAGTATACGTGGTCTTATCAGTAATTGCAAATTTATAATTGCCAGACAACAAGTTACCGTTCCTGAAATATTGAAGCCAATTGTACTTTGTTTCAAATTCTCTACCAAAATCTGGATTGTATGATAAGTCTATTAAAGAATTGGATAAGTAACTACCTAAATCATTTATTTTGTTATCGGAAAATTGTTCTGCTAAAAAGCTGCTTATATTAAAATAAAACTCTTTAAGATTTATTAATATTAAAAAAGACATATACATATGTATTGGTAATATTAATGGAAATTTTTCATGATAATCAAATCCTGTATCTTTTAAATCTCCATTTACCCATCCGTCAATACTTTTATAAACGTCAAAAAATTGTAAGGCTAATTCTTTATTAGTCCAAACATCAGCAGTTTTAAAAAAATTTTTATAAATTAAATCTAAAACAAATGATGGGTTTACATTATGAGTTTCAGTTATATATTTGATAAGGTATTTGTTTATAGCTGTACTATCTCCTGCTTGTGCTAATGCATTTATTAAAAACATATCAACAAATTCAGTACTGGAATAACTGTATGTGCCTATTACTGATTCTACATTAGTGTTCTGCGGAAATGTATTTGTTATGACGCCATCGTCAATTTTGAATCCAGGTTTTATTATCCAAGGAAAAGTTAGAAACATCTTTTTTACTGTTTTAATTTTAAATTTATTTCGCATCTCTGGACTAAATGCAGGCGCCTCGGGCAATAACATCCAAATATTAAATCTTGGCATCGGCAAGTTGTATCTAAAAATTGTATCTATTTGTATTAAATTATTATTATAATTGTCTCCAGGTAACCCTATGATTGTTTCGACCTTGATTGGTAAATTAGTTACAGTTGATTTTAAATCGTTAATAACTTTAACTTGTTTTTCTATGTCAGGATCAATTCGTTCAATATTATTTTTTATTTCATCATTTAGAGTTTGAATAGAAACTTTGTAATGATTAATTAAACCAGACTTAGCCCACAATGTTTTAATTTTAGACACACGATCTAAACTATTCTTTGCATTTTCTGTATTAATAACTTTAGGATAGTTGTATTTTTTATGTAGATCAACAACATGTTCTGCTATACTTACATCTATTGGTAGTATTCCAAAATTTGCACTTGCTAATTCTAACATTGAAATTTTATGTTTGCACACCCATTCAATTTCGTCTAATATCGTTGTATAGGGTTTTGAAACTACTTTGGTATAAGTTCCGCCGCCCCAATCACAATATATACATTTATAAGGACACCCTCGAGTAGTTTCGACCATTGCATATTCTACTTCGTTTATTTTATGCAAAAAATGTTTTTCTTGTGCTTCATAAATATTTTTTGGCCACTCAAAAGTTTTCTTTTCTACCGTTTTTTTACTTAAGAATTTTTCTCTACGACTATTGGTATAATAGATATAAGAAATGTCTTCAAAATCTGTTATAGGATAATTATCTAATAATTCCTTAATAGTGATTTCACCGTACCCGTCACTTGGGCATACAACATCTACCCAAGTTTTTTTAACAAAAAAATCGTCTGTATATTTGATATCTACCTGTGGACCACCATAAACTACGAGGCAATTAGGAAAGTTAAGTTTAATTAATTGAGCTAATGTATCCATGTATTCTTCATTCCATACATAAACACTAAAGCCAAATATATCAGGAGGTGATTCATTGCACTTATTAATTATTTCTTCTATTGAAAAATCATAAGAAAGCCAAGGATCGGCCCAAAACCAATCCTTAGCATTGATTCCAAACTGTTCGTAAAATGTTTTAGCTGACGTCCAAAGAACAGGTATGACTCTTGTATTAAATGATTCTTTAATCGCTAGATAGAAATTCTTTTTTCCATGCATTAATTTTCCCACCAATTTTCCCAGGGGAAAACTACCCAACAAGGATCATCTAATTTATTAATATTACGACCGCTATAATCAATGCCTTCGTAATTACTTGCCTCGTTGTTTATCACTACAGCAAAACGTACATTACGATTCCATACGGCGTTCCACGCAGGATGCTTAGGCAAGCAACTACTAGTCCAATCTTGTCTAATCCATTCAAGTGTTGCACCTGTGTCATTAATATCGTCTACAATTAATATTTTTTTACGATATGAAGGATCGGTATCTGCATCTCCTGATCCGCGTTCTTCTTTTGGAACATAGCCAAACGCTTGTTCTGCCATCCAAAAATTACTTTCTGAATCGCCGCCGTCACGCAAACTTACTTTTAAAGTTTGGCACGGAACTTTAAAATAATGACTTATCATAGTTGCAGGAATTAACCCTCCTCTGGTGATTCCAACCACATAATCAGGTCGCCATTCACTGTTAGAAATATCTCTACAAAGTTTATGAATTAAGCCATTAAATGTGTCATTAGAAATGTGCAGTTTTTTCATATTCGAAAATTAACTAATTGAAATAGAAGTTGTAATAATAAATTAGTCTCTGGGCATAGATGATGCTTCAGTAATTATTTCTATAAGATCATCTAAAGAGTTACACATAATTCTAGCTGTAGCCCAATTTTCATCTTCATTACGACCACCAATTTCTACCATATATCCATTATCATACATATTAACAGTAAAACTATTATCAACACGTACTAGTTTTTCATTGAGTTTCATTTTAATCCTTTCTTTGATTTAGATTCTGCCATACCTGCTGCAATCATTTTTTTGAACATCAGAACTACTCTACTTTTTTCTCTTTCGCTCAAGTATTTTACTAACATGAGTTTGTCATCGTAGCTATTTGCTCCTTTTAAAAACTCTTCTGGTACTGTAATTTTTGGTTTTTTGGGTTTAAACTTTTTTAAATTAGCTTTTACATCGTCATTGTTATTATTGTTATTATCTGACATTTTGTCAAGTTCTCCTTTTTAGTGCCTCCTAATAATAATTAGCCTAATAAAGTAAATCAATTACACGAAGTATTTTGGCAAATCCATACAACATAATAACAAACAAAATTAGTGCAACAACATAGCCAAAAAATAAACCTATTCCTGATCCTACTAATGGCATTTGATTAGGACATCGTCCTTGGTTCCAAGTACATTCCGGCGAATAAGGTTGTCTACAGATCTCACATTTCATCGCGGTGCAAACTCCTGTTGCAGTTTGATGTTGTCAAAAAATTCTTTTTTGGTGCTTTGATCATCTTTAAATGCACCCTTTAGTACTGTGGTCTGGGTGAGACTAGAGTGTGCCATAATTCCGCGATTTTCACAGCATCCATGTGTGGCTTGTATATAAACCGCCACATCTCTACTTCCAGTTGCAAACTCAATCTCCCTCGCAATGTCCATGCAAAGCTCTTCCTGTAGTGTACCTCGCCTTGCACACCACTGAGCGATTCTTGTATACTTACTAAGGCCGATGAGTTTGGGACCAGCAATGATGCCAATGTACGCCACGCCTGATACAGGTTGGTGATGATGACTGCAAACACTTTTAAGTTCTGAACGGACCACAAGCATCCCTTCGTACTTACCGTCTGCATCATTCGGAAACGCAGTTGCGTTTGGTGTCGGATCATATCTACCTGCCATTAGTTCATTGTAATACATTTTAGCCAGTCGTCTGGCTGTGCCCGTACTGTTAGGATCAGTTGCTCTATCAATCAATAAGGTATCTAACACCTGTTCAAATGCTTCAGTTGCTTCGTCAATTAATTGATCCTTGTCTTCATCTGTTACATAACTGCTGATGTTGTCTCCGGCCCAATATCTCTTACCGTCGGCCTGCATTTGTTCTCGAATTCTATCGCTTACTCTTGTATATTTCATTCAATCTCCGATAATTGTAATATCTCTTAGATCTGGATATTCGTGATATTTAGGCGGTTCGTTTACTGAGTATAATTTTTCCAAACCATGTCTTGCATCTTCAATAGTGGGCCGATAATGATAACCAACCTTGAAAATACGTTGCGATTCCCATGGTTGTGTTGAGAGATCGCGGCCATCATACCTCTGTCGTAATAAAAAGCCATATGCTTCCTTGTCGTCTAACAGTATAGCACCACCGTGACCTATTTGTAAAGGCTTGTTATGACCAAAACTCAAACATTGCATCTGTCCGGGTCTATACATACCCTCCTCTAATCTTCTAGCACTATCCCAAATGTCTGTTCCGTAGAATCTGTATTCTCCGATCCATTTTTCTGGCACAAGTTCGTATTCAATGCCTAACTTGTGCATGGTCATGGGAATACTCAAATAAGTGTACGCTGTAAATTGAACTCGTTTTACTTGTTTATATCTAAGACACAATTCAATCGCATGAGTGCAACAATCGGTCATTACAGCATAAGGTGCGCCAGTTTTTTTGGCTAGTAATTGTTCAAATTGTGAAATTTCTTCAAATGCCACTTTTGTACCATCGGTATGCTGAATCAACGATTTGATTCAATGTTGAATATCGTGGTTGCCAGCCAAGGATTCTGTTAGCCAGTGACGCATCTGCGATCAATCGATCTGGATCACCTGGCCTGCGAGGACCAACTTGAATTTTAAGTGGGCCGTAATTGTATATAATGTAATCAATTATTTCTTGATTGCTTATTCCACTATTAGTTCCTAAATTAAATACAGCCCATCTATTATCTGTATTCCATTGGATAGCACGGCAGTGAGCATCTGCTAAATCCCAAACATGAATATAATCTCTTATGCATGTTCTATCTGGAGTATCAAAATCTACACCATTTAGAGTAAAAGTTTCGTCATTAATTTTTGATTCTAGCAATCTTGCAATAATATGTCCTGCGCCCGGTGCCTGACCTAAGTCAGCATTGTCCGGTTCAGCGCCGGCTGCATTAAAGTATCTAAAGCATACACTAGGCAATCCATACGCTTGATTATAGTTTTGTAATACTTGTTCAATTATATCTTTGGTGTGACCGTATGGACTAATTGGTCTTACCCGGTCTGTTTCAACCAATGGAACATGATCAGGATTACCGTACACACTAGCACTAGAACTGAAAAGAATAAGCGGTTTCTTTTTATAATCCTTAACATGATTTAATAATGTAATTGTCTTGGATACATTGTTATCATAATATTTTGCAGGATCATCTACACTTTCTCTAACAGAAAGATCTCCTGCACAATGCACAATGATATCAGGTTGTAATTCATCTAGCCATAATATACTTGTCTTTGACACAAAGTCAGTATTTAAAAATCCATCAACATTTTTAAGTGTATGATCTCTGTGCTCTCGATCAATTATATAAACATGACTATTGTTTAAATTTTGTTTTAAGTAACGAGCGATATGACTACCTATGTAGCCGCATCCACCTGTGATTACTATTTTCATTATCGTAATGTCTGTAGATGTAGTTGTATTTCTTTATAAATGTCTAAAGTGTTTGTTGGATATTTACTATTAAAACAAGTTCCTTCAAACATTCTAGCTATTTTAGTTATGTTATAATTTATGTAAGCCTCTTCATAAGCCTGTAAAGTAGGAATGTGATGAGACTCGCCTGTAAAAATATTTTTTAAAATACTGTCACATAACATAATAGATTGATATCCTTGGTTTTTTGCTAAAAACTGTTTCCACAAATTATACAGTCTATTATCAGGAAAAAAAGTTTGATTCAAAAAAAATGCCAATTCGTTTAACTTTTTGCTTAACTTTATAAAATCATAAAAACATTCAAACGGAAATTCAAACATTTTATTTTTTAAAGGTTTAAATTTACCGTATTCGTTAATATACACAAAACGTTCATTTATTTTACTAAAAAAATCGTGTCTTAATAAAATAGGATCATCTCTTATATATTGCGGGATATTTAACAATTTTTTTTCTAAGTTTATGTCTCCTGCCCTATGACATAAATTAACTAAAGCCATATAAAACAATTGATCATCTGTCTCATCAAAAGTTATCCTAATTATAATGTCATCTGCTTTAATTGAATCCGGAGTAGTGTAATAATGACCATTATGAATAATTTTTTTACTGTAAAAATATTTTGAAACTTTATGAACTGCTCCTGTTGAACTAAAAACATCAAAAGAATCAGGTTCAACTTGCATTATAAAAACATTACTTATAAAATCTAAAAAATGACCATGTGTACTTCCATAGAAATCAATTTTAATATTTGGATTCATGAGTATGTTTTCTATAATCTGTACTCATACGCAACCACTGTTCTCCGTTGCCTTCGAGAATATCGCAGATGCGATCAATAGTCCCGTCGTTCCACGCACTAAATTTACCCATGTTGTTATGCGGATGTTGTAATAAGGGTACAAGTTTTTGTATTGCATCTCTAAGCGACCACGGCACATAAAGTCGTTCATGATCATTTGCAAAAGCTTCAGGAAAGCTGCGGTATGCGGGGTATAAGATATTAGCCCCAAGAGCATCAGCTTCACTTGCTGTGTTCGAAACCCAATCCTGAAGAGCACAATTAAATAATACTCGCGTATCATTAAGTAGTGCGTAATAATCATTCTTTTCAAGATCTTCATATACAGTTAGTTTACCTTCTGCTTGTAGTCTGCGTGTACGCTCCATATAACTGGTATTATTACTACGCAATTTACTGCCGCTGAATACACAGAATTCGACCTTTGGCCAATTGTTATATGGTAGTGCCTGTAGTCTATGATATTCTTCAATAAGATCCATATAGAAGTCGGGCTGCTTTTCTTGGTCCCATCTAGCAGCAAAACCTACACGGAAAGCTCTATCTTCAAATTTCATTAGCTCACCAGGTACACGACCACGCACTTCTTCTTTACCAAACGCTAGTCCACTGATATTGTACAGTCTACCTCGCCATCCTGCAACCTTCATATGCATGACCATTTCTTCGTTAGTGGCAAGAATGATGTCTGCAAATGAATCTACCATCTTTTCGTAATGCCCCATCCATTCCTGCATGCCCCAGACATGAACAAAGTCATCCGGGTCAATAGTTTGTGCAAGACAACGAACGGCAATGCGAGGACGCATAGTAGGATCAATTTGATCGAGAATGTAAGGTAAGCTCTCAATGCCGGGTTGAAACATGTCTTCAAAGTAGATAATGTCTTCACTGGTAACTTCTCCTGCTTTCATCTTACGAACTAGATTCATCAATTGACTCATACCAAAGTATGTACGACCGTGTGCATCTAACACTTGACCAGTAACAATGGCTTGGTCATTGCTTAATGTTTCACCAGGTACAATCTCATAGTTAATACCGCGTCGTTCAAATACTGCACGGTTCCATTCTTGAAGTTGCAATGTATATCTTGCTTTATAAGGCTCTAGGCCCATGTACCATAATTTACGCATCTGTTCCTCCTGTGTCTTGTGCTATTTTGATATTTAGATTGTTGAGAGTACTAGGATTAATTTCTAAACCTTTTTGTTTTAATTGATTAGTTTGGGCTACTACAGATTGCCAATAATCAGTAGATGGAAGAGATGTGCCGACATTCTGCGCCCGATAACCGCCACCAGCTTTTGCCTGACCTTGATTTAAATTCATTTGCATTTTTAAAGATTGTATTTCTTGTTCAAGGCGTTGAATCCATCTGAACTGATCGCGTATGTCTTGTTGCAGTTGACGCAATGGTCCTTGTCTTACTCGCTGTTCTGCCTCGTGATCGCCAGTATCAGTTAAGATAACCATCATCATTAGTTGGCGTAGTGCGTTCTTGACTCTAGGATCGTCACTGATCATTACTTGATCAAACATGTCTATAAATCGTTCTAGATCGTAATCTGCTGCGTCTTTTTCTCTTGCTGCGCTCATAGCCATCCTCCGGCTCTTAAAATACCAATAATACCTACTAGTATCCAAAATCCATTTAGTAAAGTGTATGCTCGATCTTTTTTAAGCACGGCACAATAAGTTAATAATATAGCATCTACAGTATTAACTATCCAAACTAACATAAACGGACTAGCAGGACCTAACCAAGATACTAGTGTAAAACAAAAGATACGCATAATAACTCCTGCCATTTCAAAGGCAGGAATATTTTTACTAATATAGTATTTTAAAACGTCAATTAATATCATGCACGTTCTTTCTTGACATACCACATATTGCGTGGTTCTCTTCCTTTCAAACTGCGTTGAAAATCACCCCATGGCGATTTTTCGTTGTATAAATGTCGCTCATCGAACGGATGTCCATATTGAACGCAGAATTCACGATATTGATCGAGGTCATCAAAAATTTGAGAGACTTCAGGTTTCATAGTCAAATACTTTTTAAGCCATTTAGCGGCCATTATAATCTCCTTAGATTTTTATTGATAGAGAGGGTTGATGAGTAGCGTAATTTATAACACAACCATTTTCATTGTCTTCACTTACGCTTATTGTAACATTACGATTAGGATATTTTCTAGCTATTTGGATATATAAGTCGTCGGCAATCATTTCGCAGGATTTATAATCTAATTGCAGTACAGCTTGGTCGCTCGAATACAATCCTTCGAGCCACCTTTTAAATTGGATGAATTCGATGTCTCTGTCATTGTGAAAGACATCAATACTAATCCTAAAATGAAATATATGCCTATGAGGATGGCCAAGGAACGATACGTCATATTTGTCTCCGGTTGCTAGGTTAGGATCGGTTAATGCTGCTGGATATTTGTGAATACCTTCATGTTGAAATGTCACCCAAATTTGTCTTTGAGCACGTTCCATAATTCTATCTGTAGTTTCTCTTTGTTCTTGATTCATTTTACAATCTCATCTTTGGTATACTTTGACCAATTAGTAAAAACAGAACGATTAGTCAAACTATGTAGACTATGACACCAAACTCCTGGATTAGAATTAGCAAAATTTGTGTCATCTAGTTTAATTGTAGCATTATAACCTAGTTGTTGTAAATAGGGCAGTTTAACCGATATCATAGGAATGAACTTATGATACTCTACTAATGCGGTTTCTAATAATCCTTCTACTTCTCGAACATCAATATCCAATGTACACCAATATCCTCTGCCAATAAAAGTCATAATCATATTTTCCCAGCGTGTCCAATCTCTACTATCAGCACGACCTGTTGGAAAACTTTGATTAGCACCAAAATAAA